GAAATCGAAATTACAGATTACGACGCGTGTCTGGCAATGGTCGAAATTAAGCTATCCAGAATCCAGGAAACCAAAAACCATATTGACTCATATTTAGATGCTATTGCCTACCTGGCTTTAGCCTGTGAGCTAGTTACAGAAGAGGACGAATTATATGTTTAAGTGGGATGAATTAGAACCATTGAAAGAGGCTGCACTAGCCCGCGATGCGTTCCTAGAGGTAATCGTTTATCAGAATGAGCAGATTCTTCGAGAGCTAAAATCAATAGGCTGGAAGATGAAGGAAGCGATGGATAAGAATGTTTAATCTAAATGACTACGAAACGGTAGCCCAGAGGGTTATTCGGTTTCAGAAGGCTTATCCAACAGGGCGCATAGTCACACGCATTACCTTTCACGATCCATTAAAGGGCGAGGTAACTGCTGAAGCATCTGTTTACCGAAACCAAGAAGATACGCTTCCTGCTGGAGTCGATTCAGCTTTTGGCGTTGCTTCTACCTACCCTAAGCAGATGGCTAAGTTCTATGTAGAAGATACATTAACTAGCGCAACTGGCAGAGCGCTAAGCCTAATCTTAGAGGTCACACACAAGCCTACGCGTGAGGATATGGAGAAGGTGCAAGCTCATGCTGAGGTTAAATCCCTAGTGGAGCAGACGAAGGCAAGGATGGCTCAAACCGCTAAGGAATATGTGCCTATCGCTAAGGAAGATGATCCATGGACTATCAGAGATGCCGAACCAGCTAAGACAGTTGATGAAGCAGTAGCCATGGTCAAGGACATCATCGGCGGTCAAACTGAACGAGATATTCCTAACTGTAAATGTGGTAAGCCTATGGCGTGGAAAACTGGAGTTGGCAAGAACAATAAGCCGTGGGGTCACTTTAAGTGCTCTATCTGGTCTAAGGCTACTGGCGCTGGATGTGATGTGGTGAATTGGTACGAAGTAGCCGCAGACGGCACATGGAAACCTCAAGAGAAGAAGTGGTGATATGGGTACATTAGAATTTATGAATCAGGATGGCGAGTGGGAGAAGTTTCCATCTGATGAGGAAATTGCGATCATGAGAACCATGATGAATACGGTTGGCTCAATACCGCCTATTCATCCAGAGATTACGACTATCTGCCATTTATGCAATGAACCATTTCCAATGGAAGATATCGTAGTTACTGGCGGGGATATCCTTAATGGCTATACCTGGTCATGTCCTAAATGCCACGCGATTACTAGCTTAGGCAAAGCATGAGGGGCTATATTAATAAGTACGCTGATTACAAGTTCAGCGCCTATGGTGGGGTCGAGAATTGCGATTATTGCGATGACTTTACTCAATGCTACGAATGGAATACACCAGATGGAGCCGTTCATTTCGTTTGCGATAATTGCGAGTTCACCCTAAGATTTCCAGAGAGAAGCTAGCACCAGATGGCATCTCAGGCTAGGAAACACAGAGGCTTCCGCACCGAACGGGTCGTTGCTACTTATCTCCAGCAATGGTGGGGCGGAGCTTCTGTGGGTCGTGGTAATGGAAAAGATGTAGTCAATGTTCCTTTTGATATAGAAGTCAAGGCACGATCTACATTTAATCCTATGGAGTGGTTGCGCCAGAGTCGTAAGCGTACAGAGAAGAACCAAGAGCTGAATTTGGTTGTATGCCGTATGAACGGACAAGGGGAAGATGCGGCGGAGTATCTAGCCTTTATGAAGTTCAGCGACCTGGTGCAATTACTTATTAAGGCTGGTTACACAGATTTCCAAGCCGATACTGATAAACTTGAGCCTGTGTATTGCCAATGCGGTAATACAGTTATGAAAGGCTCACCATGCCATATATGCGAGAAGCTCAATAATGCCAAGCTATGAATTCCAATGCCGTAACGATGATTGCGAATCAACTGCCATATTAGATCATGTTCTCGCCATCCATGAGCCACACGATGTGTTATGTCCATTCTGCCAAGAACCTATGAATAAGATTTACTCAAGCGTTCCAGCCGCCATATTTAAGGGAACTGGGTTTTACTCAACCGACAATAGGTAGTTACACACAACCTGTGGATAAGTAGGTACAAAACTTGATTACACGCTCACGACACGCCCAAGTTATACACATGCTTGACTCGTCTGGTACTCTACTGGCTAGAGCCCTTAAGGGGCTCAGGGCAAGCCTGAAAGGCGTAGCTTGCCTGGTAGCCATCGCTATTGGGATATCTCTATCTATTGGAGCAAGTCCAGCAGAATCAGGCTCAATAAGACCATTACATCCAAAGACTTATATTAAATTTAATTACGAGTTACCTCAAGCTATATGCCTTATAAAGCTATATGGAAAAGAATCAGCATTTAACACAAAGGCAATAGGTAACTTAGATGGCACTCATCAAGTCTATGGAATACCGCAGCTAAAGAATCCGATCATCAAAGATATGGATGCTATAGAGCAGATTAACTATGGGATGAAATACATAAAGCATCGCTACGATGGTCTACCATGTAAAGCATGGAAGCATTGGATAGATAAGGGATGGCATTGAGTAGCTTAAAGAACAATGGTTCTACCTCTCAATGGAGAAGGATTAGGCAGACTGTTATCAACCGTGATGGATGTTGCCAGAGATGCGGCACAGAAGAACGGCTAACAGTAGATCACATAGTACCTAGAGTGCTAGGCGGTGATGATTCATTAAGTAATCTGCAAGTATTATGCGGTTCGTGTAACTCATCCAAGGGGGGTAGGTTTTTTGAGAGGGCTAAAACACCCCCGACCCTTCATGGTTCTATTTACCCCGAAAACGCCTCAACAAGTCATTATCGGCTTGAATCGGGTGAGAACCTAGCATGACGGCTCAAACAGGCTCAAACGGGCTCCTACGGGCTGAGGAAGGGGTAGTAGAACCGCGTAAAGGCTCCCAGTTCCCTAGAATCCGCTCCAAACCCCTGGATTTACCCACTAGAGGCGATGAGATGATTCAATTCTGCAAAGATATTGGCTTTCCATTGCTACCCTGGCAGGAAGACTTGGCTAGGGATTGCCTACGTTATAAGCCAGACGGCAGATGGGCTCACCCGCTCATAGGCATCATGCTCCCACGCCAGCAAGGTAAATCGACCTTCATGGCGCTGAGAATCCTGTTTGGAATCTACCGCCTAGACGAGAAGATGCACCTAGCCACCGCTCACAAGCTGACTACATCGAGCGAAATCTTTTATAAGGTAAGCCAAATGATAGATAACTCTGAGCTACTTATGGATAACTTTGCCAAGAAGTACGAATCTAAAGGATCGCAAGAGATTCGATTCAAGAATGGAGCTCGATACCTTATCCGTGCTGGCAATAGCGCCGCTCGAGGCATTGCAGCGCCAGACGTAATCCATATTGACGAGCTTCGAGAGTTTGATACTGAAGATGTCTGGTCATCTATGCGCTTTACTCAGATGAGTAATCCCAATCCTCAAAGTTATGTCTACTCAAATGCTGGTCATGCCAATTCTGTGCTCCTGCTTAAGTTCAGAGAGCGTGGCCTTGCCGCATCGGAAGGTGCTGACGATTCGATTGGCTGGTTCGAGTGGAGTGCTGAGCCTGGGGCTGAGATTACAGACAAGAACGCCTGGTACCAGAGCAATCCGAGTTTAGGCTGGACGGTTCACGAAGACAACATTAAAGATTCGCTATCAGATCGTGAAGACATATTTAGAACCGAAGTCCTTTGCCAATTCGTGTCGATGATTAACCCAGTCATCTCAGAAGCTGAGTGGAAGAAATGCAAGGCTGACGTGCCACCGTTAAATGACGAGGTAGATACCTGGATGGCTATTGACCTTTCACCAGATCGTAAGCATGGCTCGCTGGTAGCTGGTCAAAGACTCGATGGCGATAAGTTCATGGTCACTTTGCTTCACACTTGGTTTAATCCTGTAAACCTAGACGATAAAGAGATGGCAAACGACATCGCCTTCTGGGTTCGCAAGTTCCCAGTCAATCAAGTGGCCTACAGTAAGAGCACGGCAAGCGCCGTAGCATCAAGGCTTGCGCCAGCTGGTATCCCAATGTACGAAATTGGCGGGCAGGATTATCAACAGGCATGCGATGAGTTCGTTTCAGCCGTATCGTCTATGCGCCTTCAACATTCAGATCAAGAAGAGTTGACCAAGCAAGTGCTCAGCGCCGTCAAACTTACTCGAGGCGATGGTGGTTGGGTTATGGGGCGTAAGGCTTCAGGTATTGTGTGCGGTGCCGTAGCCGCTGCAATGGTTACACACTTTGCGACACGCGCTGAATCAGAAGTAGACATTCAGATAGGATAATGTCTAAATGTTGGACAGTTAGTGTATAATATGTCCAATGGGAATTCGGGATATCTTCGGGCAAGCCAAACCAGTAGCTGAGCTAACTGTAGATGCGGCTTCTGCTCCAGCGCCATTTAATAACATGGGCGCTTACAATCAATTTCTAGTTACTCAATCAGTAGCTTCCCGCGCAACCGCGATGGCCGTTCCAACAATCGCCCGCGCTCGCAATATCATCTGCTCAACACTTGCTGGCCTACCACTTGAGATTTACTCAAAGATGGATGGCTCACATGTTGCAACACCAGATGTTATTAATCGCCCAGACCCACGCGTTCCAGGTTCAGCTATCTATGCATGGATCGCAGAAGACTTACTATTTCATGGCGTAGCTTATGGTCAGGTGCTAGAGCAATACGGCGACACAGGCAGAGTTCGTTCATGGACTCGCGTTGATCCAGAGCGCGTATTCCGTCAGCTCAATAGCAACCAAACAGAAATTATCGGCTACCAGGTAGATGGCGCTAACGTGCCAAACCAGGGAGTCGGTTCTCTAGTCGTATTCTACGGAATGGACGAAGGAATTCTTAATCGTGCAGGTCGCACAATCAGAGCCGCACACGCTTTAGAGCAAGCTGCAGAAACTTTCGCTAAAGAGCCAGTACCACTACAGGTTCTCAAGTCAAACGGCACCAATCTTCCTGCAGAGCGTATCTCAAAGCTTCTAGAGTCATGGCGTACCGCTCGACTAACTAAATCAACCGCTTTCCTAAATGCAGATGTTGAATTGCAAGCGTTGGGCATCGATCCAGCTAAACTACAACTCAATGAGGCTCGCCAATATGTAGCTTTGGAATTGGCTCGCGCTTGCAACCTTCCTGCCTATTTCGTAAGCGCTGAGATGACTAGCATGACTTATAGCAACTCAGTATCAGAGCGCCGTTCACTTATCGATTTCTCAATGAAGCCAATTCTTACCGCCATTGAGCAACGTCTATCAATGCCAGATTTCGTATCATCAAGAGAAGAAGTCCGCTTCTCGCTCGATGAATTCCTTCGCACAGATGCGCTACAAAGAGCTCAGGTTTACGAGATTCTTAATCGCATTGGTGCAATGTCCGTAGAGCAAATTCAAGAAGAAGAGGATCTAATCGACAATGGAAATTAATTTCTCAATGAACGTAGTCGCTGCAGATAGCGACAAGCGCGAGATAACAGGCCGTGTCGTAACCTGGGGCGAAAAGGGTTATACATCAGCTGGTGAAACAGTATTCGAGCCTAACTCAATCGCATTTGGCAAGAAGACCAAGCTTCTCTTAGAGCACGAGCGCACACGTCCGCTTGGCACTCTCAAGAGCTACGAAATTACACCAGAAGGCATCGATGCCGTGTTCCATGTCGCTCGCACAAGCGCTGGTGAAGATGCATTGGTTGAAGCATCAACAGGTTTGCGCGATGGCTTCTCAGTAGGAGTCAAAGTCGATGCATGGGATAACAAAGAAGGAGTAATGCACATTACCGCTGCAAAGCTCATTGAAGTTTCGCTGGTCACAGATCCAGCGATTGATTCTGCTCGCGTTTCTGACGTAGCAGCTTCAGAAAATACCGAGGAAGTTCCAACAGAGGAAGTTCCACTACCCGAAGGAGAAGGCCTAGTGTCTGAAACCGTTTCAGAGGCAACAACAACCGAAGCGGTTGAAGCCTCAAAGCCAGCAACAACTGTGAGCGCATCAGCTCCAGTTCATTACTCAGCTCCACGCGTAAACCTTGACGTAACCGCAGGTCAGTACGCAATGGCGCAAATTCAGGCATCACGCGGTGACGCAGATGCTCGCGATCTCGTAGCAGCTCTTCAGGTTGCAACAGTCGCTGAAAATACAGGTATGGTTCCACCTAACTACCTACGCGATGTTATTGGTGTTATCAATGACTCAAGACCGTTTATTGATAGTATCGAGCGTGCTTTTCTTCCTGCATCAGGGATGAAGATTTTCACCCCGAAGCTTGGAACAAAGGCAACTGTAGCTCTTACAGCTGAAGGTGCAGAATTCTCATCAACAGATACAACTGTTACTTTCCAGGAAGATACAGTCGTTAAGTTCGCGGGCGCTGGAATCATCGATGTCGAGCTCCTAGATCGTTCAGAGCCAGGATTCCTTGACCTTTATCTCCGTGAGCTCGCTGAGAGCTATGCTATCAAGACAGATGCATACGCAGCTCAGATTGCAGCACAGAACGCAACACAGTCATCAGCAGCAACAATCTATGCATCTATCGCAAAGGGTATTGCTGATTCATACGGCGTAATGCGCTCAACACCAAACCGTTTGCTCGTTGCAAACACAGGTGGAGAAGACGGAATTGACTTTGCAGGTCTTCTTGCAGCGGTTGATTCAACAGGTCGTCCACTCTACGCAGCTGCAGCACCAACAAATGCTAACGGCCTAGTTTCACAAGGTTCAACATCAGGTACAGTCGCAGGTCTTGGACTCGTAGTAGATGCTAACTACACAGGTGACGATGCAAACGCTAAGCATGCACTCGTTTACCCATCAAACGCAATGCGCTTCCACGAGAGCAACAAGATTGAGCTTCGCGCCAATGTCGTTGCAAACGGCCAGGTCGAGATTGGACTCTACGCATACGTAGCTGTCGTCAACCGTTACCCAGCTGCTTTCCGTAAGCTGAACGTAGCGTAACCAACTAATCATGGGGGGGCGGTTGCTCCCGATCGCTCCCCCAGTCGTTTAATAGAGAGGATGTAGAGATGGCTTCAATCGTTACAGTCGCAGAGCTAAGGTCGATTCTTGGCGTTTCTACATCCCTTTATAACGATGCTTATTTAACAGATGTTATCGATACCGCTGAGGCCGTAATCCTGCCAATGCTAGTTAAGTACGCATCACCAATTTCTAAAGTAGAATTGCAAGACAATATCGCCACATATACCGTGCTAGGCGATAATAACTTTGCTGAGGGTCAGAGCGTAGTGATCACAGGTTGCGGCTCCCCTTTCAATGGTACTTTCACAATTTCAGACTCAATCGAAAACCTATTTACCGTTGCCATTACTAATGCCGACATTACGGCTCGCAACGTGATTCCGTCAGGTTTAGCGACCCTATCTGGGGCTTCAACTTATGTTGGAGTCAGCGCGGTTGAGTCAGCCGTTCTTGCCGTATCAGTCGAGGTATTCCAATCTCGCATCGCTCCTGGTGGTCAGATTGAGGGCGTGGACTTTACTCAGGTTAGCCCATACCGTCTAGGCCGTAGTTTATTTAATCGCGTTTCAGGATTACTAGGGGCGTACATCGACACCGATTCAATGGTGCAATAATGCCGAATACAATTCTCGACACAGTTCGCCAGCCTTTAGCCAATGCTTTTGCTAATGTAGCTGGCAACGTTTATGCATATGTACCAGAAGCTCCAATGGTGCCATTCGTGGTCATAGTACCAGATTCACCATATCTTGAGCTTGAAACTATCGGCAAAACTACTCTTCACACTAAAGTCAATCTCGTCATCTCGGTTGCGGTTGCTTATAACTCCAACCCTGCATCGCTCGACAATCTCGAGCAACTCGTCATAAGTGTTCTGAAAGTAATCCCTTCGGGGTACACGATCGGAGCGGTTGAAAAACCAACGGTAACTCAAGTCGGGCCTTCCAATGTATTGGTAGCCGATATCCGAGTGTCCACCTACTATACCCAAT